TTATATGATGCAACACTTGATACTGATGCTGAATTAAAATTTGCAGTTATTAGTACATTTGTAAAACCGTCTTTATCTCCAGTAATTACAGATGGTAAAATTACAGGTGTTGATATTATTAATAAAGGTAATGGTTATCTAGTTGCACCGTATATTGATGTAATCGGTAACGGTATTAATGCTAAGATTCGTACAGTTATTAATGTTAAAGGACAAATCACCGGAGTAAAAATTGAAAATGCAGGCGAGGGATATGATCAGTCAACAGTGCTAGTAATTAGAAACTATGCAGTATTGGTAAAAAGTGATTCTCAAGCAGACGGTAGTTGGAGTATCTACTCATACGAACCCTTAACACAAGTGTGGTCTAGATTACAAAGTCAAACATATGACACAAGAAAATATTGGAATTATGTTGACTGGTATGACACTGGATTTAACCAATTCGTTGCATCTGATTATGTAGTTGATACATTATCGTCTATTAATTCTATCGATGTTCAAGTAGGACAATTAGTCAAAGTAACAACAAACAACGCTGGCAATTGGATGCTTTTAAGAAAGTATCAAGAATCTACATCAGTTGATTGGACACAAAGTTATCAAGTTGTTGGCATTCAAAACGGAACTATACAATTCTCTTCTAGCTTATATGACTTTGAAGGCAGTGTGTATGGTTATGACGGTTCGTTATATGACGGAAGTATTTTTGATAATGCTGCATCTGTTGAGTTGCGAAATATTCTTACATCAATTAAGAATTCAATTCTAATTGATGATTTAAAAGTTGAATATTTAAACTTGTTTTTCTCTAATTTAAGATATGCGCTAGCTGAACAAAGTTACATTGACTGGGCATTTAAAACTAGTTTTGTTAAAGTTCATCATAATGTAGGCAAGCTATCACAAAAAGTTACATATTCAAATGATAATTTGACAGACTTTGAATCATATGTTAACGAAGTCAAACCTTATAGAACAAAAGTACGAGAGTATATTAGCAATTATTCAAATATTGATACTGGCAAAATGTCTATAACTGACTTTGATGTTCCGCCAATATTTGAAGGCGACAAAGTAATTACTATTGGGACCGGTGTTTCTAATGGTAAAATTACTGCTACTGACAGTGCAATACACAGCTATCCTTGGAAACATTGGTTAGATAATGTTGGATTTAAAATTGTTGATATTAAAATAATTGATCAAGGTTCTGGTTATATATCAGCACCTGTAGTTCGATTTGTAGGCAGTTCAGGTAAAGGCGCTACTGCACGAGCATTTATTTCAAATGGCAAAGTTAACAGAATTACACTGTTAACACAAGGATCTGATTATTTAGATGCACCTCGCATTGTTCTTGATGGCGGCATGTTACCGTCGGGAACTCCAGCAACTGCCGTTGCAATTATCGGAGATAGTGTAGTTCGCTCAACTTTAATTAAAATGAAGTTTGATCGTATTACAAAAACTTATGTTCTTAACAGTTTAGAACAAACTGAAACAAAATACGGAACTGGATCTAGATTACAATTCCCATTAGTATGGGCTCCAGATATTAGAGTTAACCAATCTAGTGTAACTATTGACGGTGTCGATGCGCTTCGTGATTCATATAAACTAACAACAGTTAAGTCAACATCTAAAGGGTACACTAGCTACAGCGGCTCGATTACATTTGATGTTGCTCCTGCAGTAGGCGCAGAAATTAAGATTACATATAAGAAAGATTGGTCTCTGCTTAATGCAGCGGATAGAGTTCAGTTTTATTATGATCCTGCAACTGGTGAATTAGGTAAAGACCTTGCACAATTAATGTCTGGTATTGATTACGGTGGCGTAATTGTATCTGGAATGGGTTTTGAAGTTAATGGCGGCTGGGATAACTTACCTTACTATTCGGACAAGTGGGCAAGTTTAGATGAAACTTATAATGACATAGTTAAAACAATCCAAGCCGACGGTGAACATACTATTGAATTGGGGTATGTACCAGAAACAGGTACAGAATTAAATGTTTACTATGCAAAGTTAAACAATGAAACTTATATAGACACCGACGGTGTAACAGTAACTTATCCTGTTAGCGTTTATGACAACGCACCACTTAATGTAGAAGCAACAATTACTAGAACAGTAACTCATCAGAGTAATTTGGGTATTGATTCGTTGATTCTAAATAGCGTTGTTGGATTAAAAGTTGGTGATGTTTTAACAATCCCGTCTGTTGTTAACGGCGTTGCATATAATTGCAAAATTTCTCAAATTCTTCCTTTGAGCAATACAATTAAATTAGGACAAATTTTATTTAGAACTATTCCTGTTAATGCAACCGCAGTGTTTACTCGAACATTAGTTTCACCAACGGATTACACAATTAATGCAACTGGGTTAGTTCAGCTAACTGAGCCATTAGTACAACATGCAGACCTTAGCATCAAAGCATATTTGAATAAAATTAGAATTGATGATCCAAATTATGACGGCGCCTTTATGCCCGACAAACCATATGCAATTATGAAAACTGTAATTGCCGATGGCGCAATTAGTTCTATAACAATACCTAGCGGTTTTGATACATACGCAGGCGACGAATTTTTAATTCGTAAGAGTACAAGCGACGGAAGTATTGCGCCTGGAGAAGACGATTATGATACTGCGCTTTCAGGTGGAACATTGGATAATGTTACTGGAGTATACAGTACTGCAACTGGTAAAACTGCTGACGAAATTATTATTGATGGTGACGGATTTGTTACCCCAACAACTAATCCTTCACCTGAAGAAGTTGTTCCGGGACAAGTTGTTGATGCTGTTGCAATTAAAGTTTTTGATAGACCAAGTATTGGTAATGCAGTAGTTAAGGTTGATAGCTTCTTAGGTGATGGCACAACTGACAGTTTTGTTATTAGCCAAACTCCTAACAGCAAACAAGCAATCATTGTTAAAACTGTAGAAAAAGTTGTTGGCATAGATGGCACTCTAAGTAGACAATCATATGTTCTTGAAAGAGACACTGATTATACATTTGATTATAAGAACAAAACTGTTACAACCGTTGTTCCTCCAGCAGACGGAGTTACGATTTCTATATTCAGTATTGGATTTAACGGTTCTAACATCCTTGACTTAGACTACTTTGTTGGTAATGGTGTAACTAAAGAATTCATTACTAAAGCACCGTGGTTAAAAGATGTATCTTATATGGTTTATGTAGACGGACAACCGGCAATTGTTGAGTTGTTTAAAACCGACTCGTCATACGAAAGTACAAATAGAATTGGTATCCGATTCATTACAGAACCTGCAGATCAATCATTAATTTCTTTTGTAATTGTAAGTGGAACACAACAAACATTCTCTGTTACTAAATCAGAAACGTTTGCCGGAAATGGTACAGACACATATCAATTAGCAAATATTATTGGAGATTCATTACCTATTGAATCTAATATGATAGTACGAGTTAATCAAAATATTCTGTTAGCACCTAACAATAACTATTTTACAATTAAGAGTAACAAACTTAATTATACAATTGATCCGATTAAGTTCTTACCATATACTGTATCAGCAAACGATATTGTTGTATTAGTCGATGGCAACTTATTAAATCCTGCAATTGATTATATTATAGATTTAAGTGGTATTACAATTAAAATTAATAAGGCAACGTATAAAAAATACACCGGTAAGCAGTTAATTGTAAGCATTAAGCAAGGTGAGGGGTACCACTATGTACCAAGTACACCTCCGTTATTAGTTACAAGCCAAGCATACCAATCTACTGATACAATTGAAGTTATCAGTTCATATCAACACGATATTCTTGATATGCAAAGAACTGCTATTAATATTACTTCTAACTTATCGTTAACACCGTCTACTGAAGAGTACTACAAATATAGAGGCCTATCTAGTGGTTTATTAAAACTTGATAGAGCAGTATTAAATGATAGTTACATTTGGGTTATTAAAAATGGAACATTGTTAACCCCTGGTATTGATTTCAAGTTAAGAAAAGATAAGCAAAGTATTAAATTAGCGTTTGATCCAGCAATTGAAGATCAGTTTAGCATTATAACATTTGGAACTAATGTTTTATCTTCTGGTATCGCATATATGCAGTTTAAGGATATTCTAAATAGAACAATCTTCAAACGCTTGAACAAGACAAAACAAACTGTATTAACACAAGCATTGCATCAAACAGATACAACAATCCATGTTGCGGATGCAAGTAACTTTGACCCTCCAAGTCCAGCAAACAACAAACCTGGTATTATTGAAATTTCTGGAGAACGTATTGAATACTTTACTTTAAACGGTAATGTGTTGGGTCAGATTCGCCGAGGTACCTTAGGAACAGGTGTAAGAGATGTACACAAGGTTGGTGCGATAGTTCAAGAAATCGGAGTAAGTGAAACATTGCCTTATACCGAAGATACAGTTATTGCTAAAGTTGATTCCAATGGAACAACTAATGTTGATTTAGAATTTGTACCTTCTAGTGTTGACGAGATTGAAGTGTTTGTTGGAGGCCGCAGACTTAAAAAATATGCGTACTCTGAGTATAGAGTAGATACAAACTACCCAGATAGCCCGGAGGGTGATGTTGCGTTTGCTGCTGAATTCAGTGTTGATGGGGTTTCTAAGAAAATTACTTTACGAGATGCTCCAATTGTAGGCAACAGAATTGTAGTAGTAAAACGTTTAGGTAAATCTTGGGATTCTGCTGTTAATATTCAGCACGATACTAACAAAATTGCTCAGTTTTTAAAATCTGAACCTGGTACATGGTACTCGGAATTCAAGAATACATAAAAGTAGCAGATAATGAAGCTAGCTAAATATACAATAAAGAGAGATTATTATGCAGCATAATGACATGACAGGCCTAGCAATCCGTGGACATATTAAGATTACGGATGTAACTGAACCTGATAACCACATTGTTTTACAAGATAAAAGCAATGCAATTCATTACGAGAATATGAGTATTGCTCTTGCAAAGAGTATTGCAGACAGTGGGCAAGGATTCATCTATCAAATGGCATTTGGTAACGGTGGTACATCGGTAGATCCTACAGGAATTATCACGTACCTTACACCAAATAGCTCTGGATCAAACGCTAGTCTTTATAACGAAACATATAAAAAAGTTGTTGATGATAAATCTAGTAATAACGTAGATCCTACACGTAATTTTATTGAAACACGTCACGTTACTGGTACAAATTATACAGATGTATTCATTACTTGTTTATTAGATTACGGCGAGCCAGGTGGTCAACAAGCATATGATACAACAAACAATAATGAAAGTGCGTATGTATTTGACGAATTAGGTTTAAAATCTTATAACCCTAATGGTGATGGGATGTTGTTAACTCATGTTATTTTTCATCCGGTTCAAAAATCTTTAAACCGTTTAATTCAAATTGATTATACGGTTCGTATTCAGAGTTTAACAGGTTAAGCGGGGAATATAAATGACTTATAACGTAAATTATACAGAAACAGCCAATCCTGCTAAACCGCCCATAGTTGTACTTGACGGTGCGTTAGCTTCTGCATCGACCTTACAGTTTCCCGGTAAGAATTATGCAGGCTATGGCCCAGTTATTGCAGGAAACTTTTTACATTTATTAGAAAATTTTGCTGCACCAACTGCACCTTCGAACCCAGTTCAGGGGCAATTATGGTTTGATAATAGTGCAGGTATTAACTTATTAAAAGTATTTGACGGAACAACATGGTCGGCAGCAGGCAGTGTTAAAAAAGCAACCACTGCACCGAGTGTGTCTGGTAGTATTAAAGGAGACTTATGGGTTGATACAAACAATCAACAGCTATACATGTTCTCTGGATCTAACTGGTTACTAGTTGGTCCTCAATTTAGTGCTGGTACACAGACAGGTCCGATTGTAGAAACGATTTCAGATACTGCAAACATTGATCACAGTGTGTTGACAATGTATGCTAACAGCAACAGAATTGCAATTATTAGTAAAGAAGCATTTACTCCTAAACAAACTATATCTGGATTTACAACAATAAATCAAGGTATTAATTTAAGTTCAGTTGACTCGGGAAGCTCTACAGCACCCACTAAGTTTTGGGGAACAGCAAGTACAGCAGACGGTTTAAACGTAAACAATGCTGTAGTATCTGCAGCCAATTTCTTAAGAAGCGATCAAACAAGTACTACAAATTACTCAGTTAACATTAGAAACAACAGTGGACTTACTGTCGGTAGTGATTTAAGTTTTAATTTAAGTACAGATACATCCGGTACAGTATTTTATAATAAGACTAGTGGTGCAAGTATTGATTTTAAACTTAATTATTCTGGTTCGACTAACACAGTATTGCATGTTGATGCAAGAAATCGAATTGGTGTAGGCCCAAGTAATACTAACCCGCAAGCTACATTAGATGTATTAGGTAATGCATTGATATCAGGTATTACTACAATTTCAAGTGAAACAGATTCTACCGCAGTTGGCAACGGAAGTTTAATTGTTGCAGGCGGAACAAGTGTTGGATTAAATCTTAATGTTGGCGGAGATGTTGATGTTTATGGAAACATTGTTGTTAACAAGCTAGACGGCCTTGGTAACCCAATCGGCGGGAGTGTTATTCTTCCAGGTACCGATTCAGCAAATGCATTATACGATATTGGTTCTTCAACGAGAACATTTAGAAACGTTTATGCACAAACATTTGTTGGTAACTTTACTGGTTCGTTCACCGGTGCGTTAGCAGGTGACATTACTGGTTCTGCTGCAAAGTTAGCAAGTCCTACAGTTTTTAGTTTAACAGGTGACGTTTCTAGTAATAGTATTGCGTTTAATGGACAAACTACTAACGGTACTGCAACTTTTGAAACATCGATTAGTCAAGACCTTATTCAAAATAAAACAGAATCAACAACTTCTAATAATACTGACGAACTTTTAATTTATAGACCAGGTGTTGGTTTAAGAAAAGTAACAAAACAAACATTACTATCAAATATTCCGTTAGTACCAGTTGGCGCTATTATTCCGTTTGCAGGAGCAACGCCTCCGACTGGATACTTGTTCTGTGATGGCAGCGAAGTTCAAATTGGTTCATATTCTGATTTGTTCTCTGTTATTGGTTATACATATAAACCGGCAGTATTGTTAATTGGTAAAAACACTTTTGCATTGCCTGATTTAAGAGGTCGCTTCCCGTTAGGGCGCGACAATATGGATAACAATACAACGGTTCCTGATAAAGTTAATCCTAATGTTCTTATTGATGCTGGCGGAGGTAGCTCTAATCGAGTTACTGACGTTACTGCTGATACATTAGGAGCAGGCTCAGGAAGTGAAACACGTACACTTGCTATTAGTAACTTACCAGACCATAGACACACATTGTCTAGCGGGCAAGCTGATTACTTTGCAGTTGGTCGTCCAGGTCTAACAAGCGACTCTAACGGAGTAAGTCCTCCAGGGCCGCAATCAACAAGTTCTGGTTTATCGGTTCCAAATACTGGTGGTATTATTACACCGTCAACAGGACAACCATTGTCTACAATGAACCCATATCAGACAATCAACTACATTATCTACACTGGTGTATTTCTATGAGCTATATTATAAACAAAACTGACGGTTCTGTATTAACAGAGATTGTAGACGGAACAATTGATCAAACAGCAACTGATATTACATTAGTTGGAAAGAATTCTAGTTCATACGGCGAATTAGTAAATGAGAATTTTATTCATATTTTAGAAAATTTTGCTAACACTAGTTCACCAAATCATCCTATAATTGGACAGTTGTGGTATGATACTAGCGAAGGTCGATTAAAAGTTTATGACGGAAACGGATTTAAAGTTTCCGGTGGTACTATTGTTTCTGGCGTTACTCCTTCGATGGTGCAGGGCGATCTGTGGATTGATAGTAATCGCCAACAGTTATATTTTAATGATGGATTGGCAACAATATTAGCAGGTCCAATCTATACTAGGTCTCAGGGAATTAGCGGTTTGCAAGCTGTTGATGTTCTTGATACAAATACTATTGAACATACTATTGTTTTAGTGTATGTTGCTCGAGTATTAATAGGTATTTTTAGTAAAGACGCATTTACTCCGGCATCTCCAATTTCGGGATATACTGGCGACATTAATATTGGATTTAACGTTAGTAACTATTCTGGTGTTAAGTTTGATGTACCTGTAACTTCGTCTAGTTACTTAATAGCAGCAGACCAAAGTTTAAAAAATGCAGAAAGTTTCCTTTCTACAACTGATAGTTCAGGAACATCCGGTTCTATTACAATTGCAAACGAAACTCCGTTAATACTCGGTGTTAATCAAAATATCGAAATTCACGTTGATAGTAATGCAATGCAGATTAATTCTAACATTGCTAATCAAGACTATTCAATCTATACGTTAAATGTAGGAGGCTTATTGCCTGCACAATACATTAACGCACAGGATCAGTTTGTGGGTATATACACAGATCTCCCTACAGCTACACTTGATGTAAATGGCGATACAAGAATTAGAGGTAGTTTAACAGTTGAGGGTGATTTAACAACTATTAATACTATTAATGTACAAATTGAAGATAAGTTAATTGATTTAGGTAAAACTGATACCCCTGACAACACAACCGCAGACGGCGGTGGTATTAATTTACAAGCAGGCATCGACGGAGACAAGTCGATTATTTGGGTAGCTAACACAACTGCGTGGACTAGTTCTGAGCATATTGATATTGCAACAGGAAAAGGATACCACGTAAATGGTTTTGAAGTTTTAACACAAACTGCATTGGGTGTTACAGTTAATAGTGCTCCAGGCTTGCAAAGTGTTGGCACATTAACATCGTTACAAGTTGATTACTTGTATTCTAACGATAATTCTATTTCGTATGTTAATCCAGTATTAGCTAACGGCGATATTGTGTTAGTTCCAAAAGGATCGGGCGCAGTTAACGTAAGTAACAAGAAAATTACAAATTTAGCAGATCCGACTGATCCTACTGACGGAGTAAATTACGAATCATTGCTATATGCAGTTCAAACTGCCCCGTTAGCATTATCTATTAACGTTGGATTATTAACTAATCAACAGATTGCATTAACAATTATTACAAAGGTTTATCCACCGTCTGAACATCAAGACGGCGCAATTTGCAGAGTTTGGTGTATTGATACAGCAAGTGCAAAGCAATTTACCCTATCTAGCGGTGCTTGGGGTAGCGGAATAGACATTTAAGGAGCGGCTGTACTAGCCAAAATAGCATAAATACACTAGGACTAAGGAATATAAGAGATGCCATATACCATTAACAGATATAACGGATCGGTAGTAACTACAGTTGCTGACGGTACAGTAGATACAACTACTGACCTTAAGCTAATTGGTAAAAATTATGCTGGTTACGGTGAAATTCAGAACGAAAACTTTCTATTTTTATTAGAAAACTTTTCAAACGCAAACCCGCCTTCAAAACCACTAAGCGGGCAGATTTGGTACGATAGTACTAACTCTAAATTAAAATTTTATGATAGTAATAAGTGGCGCACAACAGGCGGCGCAGAAATTGGCGCAACTCAACCTACTGGTTTAACAGTTGGTGATTTCTGGTTCGATACAGTTAACAAACAGTTGTATTCATGGAACGGCAGCGACTTTACCCTAATTGGTCCACAGGGCGTTGCAGGTTCTGGTACAACTCAAATGATTTCTCGCAGTGTTAAAGAATCTGGTTCTTCAACAACACACGCAATTATTGAAGCTCGTGTTGGTACAGGGTCAGGTGCTTATCAAACAGTATTTGTTATTAGTCCAGATTCTGCATTTGATTTAGACACTGGCACAAATCCAATTACTGGATTTACAACAATTCGTCAAGGTATTACACTAGCATATACAAATGATAATGGTAATCCAGGACAAACAACTGACAGTCATAGATTCTGGGGAACAGCAACTGATTCTGATCGCTTAGGCGGCTATGATGCAAGCAGTTATGTTCGTGCAGGGTCTGCAAGTTTTAATACATTAGTTCAATTTGACGATGTTGGTTATACAGTTGGTGCAACACCTAGATTAGCAGTGTTTAACCAAGGCAACACAATACCTACAATTAGAAACCAGTTAAACGACACAATCCAATTCCAAACAACTGTTGCATCTGTAACAAAAACTCCAATGAAGTTAGTAGGAAACGATATTGTTCCTGGCGCAGATGCATCGTCTGGTACACCTAGTAACATTGGTTCAAACTCATTAAAGTTTGCAACTGTATATGCTAACTCGTTTGCAGGTACTGCTACTCAAGCAGATTCTCTTGCAGTTAGTGGAAATTATGTAACAGCAAGTTCTGCATCAAGTGTAGGAACTATTGTAGCTCGCACATCGGTTGATGAAGTTATCAACGGCACAAACATTACTGCTGGAGCAGTTAAAGGTACATTCTTTGTTGGTACTGCAACGGCAGCAAACTATGCTGACTTGGCTGAAAAATATCTAGCTGATGCTGAATATGAAGTAGGTACAGTTGTTATTGTAGGCGGTGAAAAAGAAGTAACAGCAGCCCAAGTTGGCTTCCGTGCAATTGGTGCAGTATCTGCCAATCCAGCTTATATGATGAACAGCGAATTAGAAGGTGGTACATATATTGCCCTAAAAGGCCGTGTTCCTGTTAAAGTATCTGGAACTGTAATTAAAGGTCAGCGTTTAGTTGCTGGTCCAAATGGTACAGCACAATCTGCAATGGGTAATAACGCCGACACGTTTGCTATTGCTTTAGAATCAAACGACAACAGTGACGTCAAACTTGTTGAATGTTTAATTTTATAAAACTAAATAAAATCGTTAATACAGGGATAAAATATGGCAGTCGGTGATAAAATTGCAGCAACGGACTATAATACGATCCAAGGAAAGGTCGCATTAGTGTTAGGAACTGGATCTGGTGATTATGGATACGGACAAACTGTATCTAGTAGCTCAGTATCTGCTAACGCAAAAATTTCAATGACACAATGGTCAAATTTAAGAAATGACTTATTACGTGCCCGTCAACACCAAATCGGTGGAGACCAATCTTCTTTATTAACTGACCCTGCAATTAATTTAACAGTCACTGCGTCTGATGTAAGCACTAATAGATTCACAACTTCAAGCACTACTACACTAGCAGTTGGTTTAGCAGTAACATTTAGCGGAACAGTATTCGGTGGTGTTGTTGCAGGTACAACTTATTACATTGCTGAAGTTGCTACTAGCACCCAATTTACAATCAGTGCAACTAAAGGTGGTGCAGTATTTGCACTAACTACTGCAACTGGTTCAATGGCTATGCGATTTGGTGGCATTAAAATTACTGAAGCTGATCGTTCTGCTTATAATACGTTAGCTGATACTATTACTACTAATAGATTAATTGTTCCACCAGACGCAGAAATTGACCTTCCTACTTTGGGAACTCAGCAACAACGTGCTCCTGGTTGGAACGGTACTGTACAACAAACAGTTACTATTAATTTTACAGATGCTAATACTGCAAGATACTTTTTTAATTCAGGTTCTCAAGTGTTGTTTAGTAGTTCTTTAACTGGCGGCAGCACATCTCCTGGTGGTAAGGATGACACTTGGAGAACTATTATGTCTACAATGGGAACTATTAAGTTTGGTTACTCAACTACTGCAGGTACAACTGGTACTGGTTCATCATATGGGTGGTCAAATTTAACCTCGACTCAGGTTACAATTTTTCAAAAGGACGTTTCTGGAACAACTTATTATCCAAACAAGTTTGTTCTTAAAGCGGCTAAACCTTCAGCAACTCAATTAGTGTTTACTTTACAATGGAGAGATGATAATGCTCCTGGCGGTTGGCATATTGACGAAGGCGTTGGCGGCACATTAACTAGTTACGTTCAAGTTCGTCGACCAGCAACATCTAACGTTCTTGTTGCAATTCCACCAGCAACAGTTTCGAGTATCGGCTAACCAATAATACTTGACATTATACCTCAGATAGTATAAAATAATATACTACCTGAGGTATTTTTATGGACGAAAAAATCGAAAAAGCATTTGCTGTAGCCAATTACATGCAAACGTTGTCAAACCAACGTAGAATCATTTTAGAAGAATTTAAACAAAAAAGTGTTTATTACCAAAACGGTGGAACATTTACAGTAACACCCTCCTTAATTACATTTACAAAATTGGTTTTAGAAATGGGGCACGATGAAAACGTTCCTTTTATTGACGATAATGATTTTCCGATTGTGATTAGTAATGTTCAAGAGTTTTTAGATAACCTAATATCTGTTTATTTTGAGTCAGTAAACGAATATTCTGCTAAGTTTGCAGAAATTAAATCTAAACGCAAAGTTGAGGATATTGTTAAACTATGACAACCGGTGCTTTGATTTTTGCACATAACAATTCTCACATTGACTATGTTAGATTAGCTAACTTTGCAGCCGAGCGTGTACAAAAATATCTTAATATTCCAGTAAGCATTGTAACAAGTGATACAAAATGGTTAAATGATCGGTATCCGAGTCATGTATTTGATCAAGTAATTGATGTTCCGGTAATCGAAACAAACAAAAAAGATTTTTATGATGGATCTTTAGCATCGAAAAAACTAGATTGGAAAAACGTAACACGCCATAGAGCATATGAATTAACTCCTTATGATAAAACTCTAGTTATAGATAGCGACTACATCATTAATTCTGATATTTTAAAAATTGCGTTTGAAAGAAACGATGTATTTCAAATATATAAAGATAGCTTTGATCTAGCTGGTTGGAGAGATACTACATACTTCCAACGGATAAACCCGTATTCTATTCCCTTTTATTGGGCAACGGCATTTGTATTTCAAAAAGATCCCATAGTTGAAGCCTTTTTTAATTTAGTAACCTATATAAAATCTAATTGGTCTTATTTTAAAATGTTATACAATATGGGCCTTACAGTATATCGAAATGATTTTGCATTTAGTATTGCAATTCACATAATGAATGGAAAAACAAATGGCGAATTTGCAACAGCATTACCGGGTACTATGACGTACATCCAAGACAGGGATCTGTTGTTAGATATACAAGGCGATTCGTTGCAATTTTTAGTAGAAAAGAAAGACTATCTCGGTGAATATATTGCTGCTAAAACAACTGGAATTGATGTTCATGTAATGAATAAGATTAGTTTATGTCGTGTATTAGACGGAGAAAAAAATGTCTAAGGGGTTTGTAATATTAGTTCAGAACACCATCGAAGTAGATTATCTTAGACAAGCATATGCACTTGCACTTAGTATTAAGGTTAGTCAACAAACAGAAAAAAACGTATCGTTAGTAACTAACGATGTTGTACCTGACGAATATAAGCATGTATTTGATCACATTATTCCAATTCCATGGTTTGATGATACGCCTTCGAGATATAAAGCAGAGAATCGATGGAAGGTATACCATGTAACTCCTTATGATGAAACAATTGTGTTAGATGCTGATATGTTGTTTTTAGAAGATGTTAGCCTATGGTGGGAGCAATGTAAAAACTATGATGTAAATTATTGTTCACGTATTAAAAATTATAAATTAGATACAGTAGTTGATACTGTTTATCGAAAAGCATTTGTAGCAAATCAGTTAACTAGTCCGTATAATGCTTTGCACTATTTTAAAAAATCAGACGTAGCGTTTGAATTTTATAAATGTTTAGAGTTTGTATGTAACAACTGGCAAGAGTGCTATACAATGTTTGCTCCACAATACTACGAAGATGTTTTAAGTATGGATTTAGCAGTAGCAGTTGCAGCAGAATTAAGCGGCATTCGTGTTACTGATAATTCTAGTCCTTTAGAATTTATTCATATGCGGCCCGGATTACAAGGATGGGTGTTAACACCTGTTACTTGGCAAGGTGCAGTTCTATCTGTTATGAGTACAGATGGCAAGTTAACAATTAATAATATAAAACAATCAAAAGTGTTTCATTACATAGAAAAAGATTTTCTTACAGATAAAATGATAGAGAAATTAGAAAATGCATACGCCTAAACCATATTATGTTTACTACGATGGAAAAACAAAAGGGATATTATCTATCCTTTCGGAAAAAGTTGACATGTATGAAAATGCAATTGAAGTAACTTATGAAGACATTGAAAAGTTTTTAACAGGCGAATGGCACATTAAAGATTTTAAAGTTGATTATTTAGATTATTCGTCAAACTTATCAATAATTGGAAACGATGATAGAGGATTTGATTTTAAAAATAGTGAATTTGCTATCATTGATAAGACAGATGACTATGCTGAATTTATTGTTGAATGGAATTTAAAGAAAAAAACTTGGACATTTAAGTTAGACAATTCATTTAGAAAGACGTATAACGGAATGTTTAATTCTAAAATGCCATTTTTCATCACACTTGAATCTGATCTCGACTTCTTAATTAGGACAATCGAAATAGATGCAGTTGATTTAAAAAATAAAAAAGGTACTGTTGTGCCTTTTGAGTATGACATTGAATTAGATATTAATAAAATATCTATGGCATCTAAGATGAATTTTAAAAATTATGCTTTAAGGATTGTAAATGAGTAAAATTAAAGTTATTGAACAGGACATTGTGTTCTTAAGCTATGACGAACCAAATGCAGAAAAAAATTATGCAGATTTGCTAACAAAGGCACCTTGGGCAAAACGTGTTCATGGTGTAAAGGGTAGTGATGCAGCGCATAAAGCGTGTGCAGCATTAAGTGATACTGAATATTTTATTACAGTAGATGCTGATAATATTATTGATCCTGCATTCCTTGAAGTTGAAGTTGACATTGACGAGCTTGGTCTTACACCGGATCACGTCTTTAGTTGGTGTGGTAAAGTTAATGTTAACGGGTTAATGTACGGTAACGGTGGATTAAAGATGTGGACACGTAAATTTGTAAACAATATGCGCACACATGAGAACTCCGATCCGAGTGATACAAAAGGTTTAGTAGAGTTTTGCTTTGACGACAAATATTATCAGTTCAACGAAAACTATAGTGAAAGCATTATTACAGGAAGTCCCTTCCAAGCATGGAGAGCAGGATTCCGAGAAGGTGTTAAGATGTCGTTAGACCAAGGCGGCAAGGTAGAAGATCTTAAAACTGTTTGGTGGCAAAATTATCAACGACTGTTAATTTGGTGTAACATTGGCGCTGACATTGATAATGGTATATGGGCAATGTTAGGAGCCAGAGAAGGCTGTTACAAAACCAATTGCACTGATTGGGATTACTCAAATGTTCGAGATTTTGAGTGGTTAACTAATTACTGGAGTGAAAAGGGATACGGTCCTGCAACTGATATCAATTACTCTATTAACTGGCTTGGTGACAAGTTACGAAATGAGTGCGGTATCGAAGTGTCTGAGATTGACGCAACTGGATCTAAATTTTTTAAAATAGCATTTACTAATACTCCAAGAGTTATTAGAAGAAAGTAATGTACGATATTGTATTCATTAGTTACAACGAACCTAATGCGGATAAAAACTTTGCTCGTTTAAAAGCAAGGTTCCCATTAGCAAAGAGGATAGATGGTGTAAAAGGTATTCACCAAGCACATTTAGCCGCTGCTAAAAAATCATTTACTAGAATGTTTTGGGTTGTCGATGGTGATGCAGAAGTATTAGATACTTTTAACTTTGACTACAAACCAGATGATTTAGAAATGGTATATGTATGGCGTAGTCGAAATCCTGTAAATGGACTAGAATATGGCTATGGCGGTGTTAAACTATTACCTAGACCTCTTACTTTAAAGATGGATGTTAATAGTGTTGATATGACCATGAGTATTAGCACAAAGTTTAAAGCACTACCGGAAGTAAGCAACATTACTGCATTTAACACTAGCCCATTTAGCACTTGGCGTTCTGCATTTCGTGAATGTTGTAAACTTGCTATTATTGCCGACGAAGAGGCATTAGTTCGTTTAGGTCGTTGGTGTACAATTGGATCTGATTTAGATGCTATTTCAGGGGCACTTGCTGGTAAAGCATACGGTGAAAAAAATGCCTCCAATCCGGAGGCACTTTTAAAGATTAACGATTTTGATTGGCTTATGAGCCAGTTTCAACGAACTCGTTAGCCATAGGAAATATTTCTGCAATTACTTGAGCACAGGCTTTTGCAACCTCTTGATGCTCTAATTGAGTTCCGTTAGCACTACGTAATTCAATAAAATGAATCCAACTACGTAATGTACCGTTCATATACAATCGACTTACAGTATTTCCTTCAGGAAGAATAGCACGAGCTTGTTCTTTAGCAATACCTTTTTCGATAGCTTCAGAATAAATTCTACGTACATTTTCAATAATAAAACGTTGCTGTGCGTTCCACCAAGCTTCTAGTGCTGGATCGTCAGTTGCAATACTATTTTGACGATTCTTTGTGTCCTGAAGACGAGCTTCACGAATGACAAAGTCTAGATCCTTGGTTGGATCGGCATAGCGTTGACTAAACTCCTGAAAACTAAAACTACGATGACGCAAGATTTGTCTTGCAATATCACGTGTAGTTTCAATCTCCAAACAAGCACTAACCATTTCAAGTGGGCTCCAGTGTTTGTGCTTTACAAGATACCTAATTAGTTTTTCACTAGTTTCTAAATTGAATTGATTAGAAGGGTTACTTAC